ATAATTGTATAGTGTGTTTTTTATACGCTATATTTTAGCCGAGTGCAAGGAATTACGTATTGAAACTTTAATTCAGTGATATAGCTTTTTGTTTAAGTGGCTATCGACACTTCTGGAGCTGAACTTGTGATAGAATTTTCTCTATCAGCAATCTTAGCTTCTTCTAATTTGATCTCATTGATAATTTCTTTAATCTTGTTATCAATTCTGACCATATTGAGAGTGTATCTACCATGTTGGTTATACTCCTGCTCCCAACTCAACTCCAAGGACTTTTTCTGTTTGTACAGATCTTGGGTCATTTATAACCTCCTCATAGGTTATCCATTTTCGGGCTTTATCAAAAAATCCCGATTGTTCCCACTTTATACTTTTTTCTCCCAATTTGTCAACTATAGATTGTTCTATAGATTCTGGAGAATCTTCAGCTTTAATGGGGAACTTTGTACGGTACCCATGAGCAATTATTGTCACTAAAAAATCTTTTATCATAATTCTTACTGTATTCAATAAAAAAGGGGCCGTTTTGAGGCGGCCCCTAATTGTTTAATTTAGATTACGCACCAGGTGATCCGAAGATACCTCTAGGGTCAGACCAGCCGAAGCTGTATCTTTCTCTAGCTTTGTATCTAACGTTTCCTGTTTCAAAATCGCCTTCCATGGCAGTTTTGATAGGTGCTCTAACGAAATGTTTAAGTCCATTAGGAACATCAGTTTTGATGAAAAATGCATCAGAATCAGTTAAGTAGTGATTTACCACATAACCTTGAGGAATCATCCCCATATTCTTAGCTGCATTGATATCATTGTCAGCTGTTCCAGTTCTTCCTGGAGATTTTAACAATCTCTCTGCAACAAACTGCAAGTCATTAGGAATAATCATTTTTACTCCTTTTGCTGCAATTTTAAGACCTCTTTCGTCCTTCATTACACCGATATCTATCAGTGCTTGTTCTAATGAAGTTTCGTTCAAATCCGCAGCTGTTGAAAGCTCGTTTTTGAAAGTCCCTGCAACGATTGTATGAGCTGTAGAACAAAGTTCTAAGCCATCGCCGCCAGTGTATGAACTGTTGAATGCTCTGTTAAGAACATTCGCTCCTTTAACTTGT